CAGCGATGATGAAGTTGTAAATCAGCGTAGCGTACTAGTTGCAAGTATGCGTATTGGTATGACACAACTATCAACAACTGATGGTCATGGTGTTGTAGCAGTTCGTTACTTAGCCTAATTAGTTATATGGACAGGATTCGAAAGAGTCCTGTCTCTAAAGCCCAATTAGTTGGTCTTTAGAGACAGAGGAGGGTTTATGGCTGACCTAATAACTAGAGCAGAATATAAAAATTACCTTGGTATCACAACTAGCAATAAAGATACTGAAATCGACTTGCTAATACCCAAGGTTAGTCAGTTAGTAAAAACCTACTGCCGCAGAAATTTTACTGACTACTATGACGAAGCTAAAACAGAATACTTTGATGGTGGTTTTGACAGATTAATATTAAAAGAGACCCCAGTAACAAACGTACTACAAGTTAGTCAAAGTACTAACTACGGTAAAACCTATGCAACTACCCTTGTAGAGTATACAGACTGGATACAGGATGGTGATAGTATTCGCATGGTAGCTAGCCCAGGATATTTTGCATTACATCCTCGTGGATATAAAGTTAGTTATTTTGCCGGATATGAGTTTGTACCAGAAGATCTCAAATTAGCTGTACTTGATCTTGTAGAATATTATTCAAAGAATAATAGCGCAGTACATGTTAATCGTGACGTAACTCCTAATGTTACACAAATACAATATGTAGCTACTACGAACTTTCCAGCGCATATTAAGCGTGTGCTAGATCAATATGTAGCGGATTATGCGTAATGAGTATAGCGCAATTTTCTCCTATACTGCGAGCGCGTATAATAGAAATTTATAGTGATAAATCTAATAAAATAGATTTGGCTAGTTTTAAGAAAGTAACTAGAAAAGAGTTATTTAAAAAAGCACCCGATACAAAAGATATTAGAAGTAAGTTTCAGAGTAAAGATTACCATACTTCCAGTTTAACCTTAGAAGGTTTTACTGCATTAAATAAAAAGCTAGTAGATAAGTTAGAGGGTGATAAAAGCAAAGAAATAGTAGCTAGTCTATTAAATAACAATAATTTTTTTGATACTTTTGTTGGTTATATTCAAGAAACAGCAACTGTTCAAGAATATGGTTCTGGTGATTTTCGACTAGAAAAAGTGCCTGAAAAGAAATTACGTGATTATTTCATACAATTTATAAGTGACAAAATACCTGGATTACCTGCCAGCACATTACAAATACTAAAAGATAATGTAGAAAGTGGTCACTTAGCCGGAATATTTTTTCTAAAGGCTAAAGTTGCACTAGGCATACAGAGTAAATTTAGTCAGCAAGTTACAGCTACATACCGAGACTTTACAATCTCTCTACCAGGTTTAAATGATGAACCCGCATTAAAAGCGTTAGATAGCGTTTTAAAAGCTTTACTGGATGCGGATTTTTTAACAAGTAATTTAATAACTGAATCTCAAGTATTTATAGACGCAGTTAAAAATGTACTTGGAGACAACCCTAGTTTAATTACTGAACTACAGTTTAAAGAAGATAATAAAAAGGCTGGCGATCTACTACAGCAATCTGGTCGTCAATTAAATAACTTGATAAAGGCCGCTAGTGCCAGCGAGGAATCGGCCGCCGAAGCGGCAATTGCCAACCTAATAGTAAGTTTAAAGCCAGTAGTGCAAGAAATACTAGCAAAAGCAGAAGAACTAAAAGCACCTCTTAGTGAGCAAGGCTTATATGAGCCAATAGTTAAAAACGCTAAGTATTTAGCAGAAGAGCTGATAAATACTCCTGGATCTATAACTATCAAAGATGGTATAGGCAAGCATATAGCAGAGATTATAAAAACTGGCAAGCCTACAACCAGTCAAAAAGTTAGAATAAAGCCTAAACCTATCAAGCAAGAGCACAGAGAAGTACTAGACATTAGTCAGCCTGTAAAAGAGTTCAAAAAAGCTGTAGACAAAATAAAGAAAACCCTAAAGCAAGCAAAAACTGCAGCTAATATTAGGGTTGTAGCTTCTAAGGTTAAAGCTAAGGAAACTTCTCTAGCATTTTTGCAAAACTTATTGAACAACAATCTAGTACAAACTGTTAAACAAAATATGGGTGGCGGTAATCGCCGTGATATACTCAACTTACGCAGCGGCAGATTTGCTGAAAGTGTGCGTGTTGAACGACTAACCCAGGGCAGACAAGGCATGGTTACTGCATACTATGATTATATGCGATATCCTTACGCTACTTTTAGTCAAGGCGGTAAACAAGAATCACCGCGTAGTAGAGACCCTAAACTGCTAATCTCAAAATCTATTAGAGAACTAGCAGCACAGGCCAAGATAACAAGATTAAGGGCCGTATTAGTATGAGCAGAAGAACTAGTATAGTCAAGGCCCTTGCCGAACGACTAAAAACCATAGATGGTACACCTCCTTATGTAACTAACTTACAAGGTTTAAGTTTTGCCAAGCTAAAGTTCTGGGATGAAATAAATGATTTTCCTAGTGTATACTTGAGTCCTGGCACTGAACTGCGTGAGTACCATCCAGCAGATTTTGCCTGGGGCATGCTTGGCGTATGTGTAAAAGTTTACTGTAAAAGCGAGGACACTGCACAAGAACAGCTTGAGCAACTATTAGAAGATCTAGAACGTTGTATAGATGCAAATCGTCGGCTAGTATACGACACAGACAATAATTATGAAACAACAGAAATATTAATAGACTCAATAACTACGGACGAGGGCCTCTTAGCTCCCTATGCAGTTGGCGAGATTAACTTACAGGTTCGCTATCAGATCATGTAAGCAAACCGTGTTCACAAGGTCTAATACAGATAAACGTCTAGTAGTGACTGTAGGAACACCTCTTGAGAGGATAAAAAGATGAGTTTTAATTTACTTCGTAATAGTAGAGTATTCTTTACTACTGCAGTAGGAACAAGTGGTTCTGGCTTAGGCGTAATTGGTGGCACAGGAGCTCCAGCGATAAGCACTGGTAATACCAGAGAAATCCAGGTATTAGATGGTTTCGGCTTTAGTCAAAATACTACTAGTGAAACAGTTACATTAAATGAAACAGGTGCTGCACCAGTTCGTGGTCAACGTAGTTTTAATACGCAGCTAGATCCAGTTGATTTTAATATGACTACGTATATACGCCCTTTTAGAAATACTACAGGTGGTTCAGTTAGTGGTATTACTTGGGGAAGTACTACAGCTGCAGTTACAGCAGGTAGTGGTGCTAGTACAACACTGCTTACAGCATACCCAGCCAATATAGTAACTGCAAGTGCCGCAACACAAGCGTATGCCGCAGATTATGGTTTAAATACGTTTATTTATGCTACCAGCGCACCCTCTGGTGGAACAACAGCAACATTTGCACCTATTTTTGGTGCTGATCCCGCCACTAGCAGCTATCAAAAATTAATAGGAATTTATCTAGTAAATGCAGGCAGTGGATATACTGTTGCACCTACTATTACTATTACTGATCCAGATAGTGGAGCAGAAGCAACAGCACTACCAACTGTAACTGCTAGTATAACAAGTGCAGGTTCAGTTACAATTACCGCCGAAGAAAAACCACTGTGGAATGCGCTATTTACTGGAACAGGTAATCCTAATGCATGGACTGATGGAACTAGTAGTGCTACAGTTGTAGCTACAAGTAGTAATGCTCATCAACTTCAGCGTTTTGGATTAATTATTCTAATTGATACTACTTGTTTCTTAATTGATGATTGTGTATTAAATACAGCAACTATTGATTTTGGCATTGATGCTATTGCTAGTATACAGTGGGCAGGTCAAGCTAAAGCTATACGTAGAATAAATGCTCCTAATATTGATGATACTAGTGGATATTTTCAACAGAAAGCCAGCGAAACTGATGCAACAACTCAAGCCTTATTTTCAGCAAGCGCAAGTACAACAACATTTACTAAGAAAACTACTGCTGCTTCCTTTATAGCTAATAAGTTAAGTGTAGTTACTCTAAAATCAAATATTGGCGGCGTAGCTATTACGTCACCTTCTACTCCTACTAAGACGTATAATATGCCCTTAACAGGCGGTAATTTAACAATTAGTAATAATGTTAGCTACTTAACTCCAGCTGTACTTGGTGTTGTTAATCAACCAGCTACTTACTTTGCTGGTACGCGTGCAATTAGTGGCAGTATGACAGCTTATTTACGCACAGGTACTAACGAAACAGCTGGTCTACTAGGTGACTTATTAAGTAATGCAACAACAGATGTAGACCCTGCATTTTATATTAAAGTAGCTATAGGTGGTAGTTCAGCTACAGATCGTGTAGAAATAGAAATGCCTGCTGTAGTTCTTACTATTCCAACAATCGCTACCGAACAAGTTATTTCAACAACAATTAACTTTACAGCACAAGGCAAGAGTGGAAATAGCGGATCAGAAGTATTTGACTTAACACAAAGCAACGAAATTAATTTAACGTATTACGCATAAGTTTATTAACCGAGACCGGTGTTTAACCGGTCTCATCAACCAAGTGTAACAATGGCAGACCTTAGTTTAAAATCACTATTAGTTCCCTCAAAAAGTATTGAGGTAGAGTTTCCTGGCATGCCAGGGTTTAAAATTGACTTAGCTTTTTTAAGTCGTGAAACAATTGTAAATATTCGTAAACGCGCTACAAAAACTACATTTAAAAATCGTCAACCACACGAAGAATTAAATGATGAATTATTTTTACAGCTATATGTAGAAAATGCAGTAAAAGGTTGGACCGGATTAAAAATCAAATACTTAGAGCAACTGGCACCAGTAGATGTTAACCACCTAGATCCAGAAGATCAATTAAATTACTCGGCAGAAAACGCCTTGTATCTAATGAAGAATTCAAGCGATTTTGATAGTTTTATTAGTGAACAGGTTAGTGACCTGGGAAACTTTTCCAAGATCAGCTCCAAGGAGTTGAAAACCAACTAAATAACTACTTTCAAAATCAGCAACTTGGCATGACTAGAGAAAGCTACCTAGAGATGTGTGACATGATGGGTAGCGAACCTGTTGAAAGCGAAATACCTATAGAATATGAAGATTTTCCCCTAGACGTACAACAAGCACTAAGTGTTTATCGTATGTTAAAAGATGAGTGGGAAGGTTTTAATGGATTATATTTAGGTAAAAGCTTTATAGGTCTAACCGAAATATTAGATTATATGGAAGTTGACTTAATTGATAGAAAGTTAACTGTTCAATTAATAAAATTAATTGACAGTGTTAGAGCAGAATTAATTAACAAACGAGAACAAAAGCCCGCTAGTACATAAAAACAGCGGGCTTTTTTGTTGTAAAAAATTTTGCGGTTGACATTTTAAAACCCTTGTGTTATACTTGGTGTAATCTCGCATAAAATATTATGCAACTATAAAAATTCACCTGGAGCTACTATGGCAGGTAATACGATAAATATAGATCTTAATGTACAAGATCAAAATAAATCGATGCAAAGTCGTACTAACGATGCAAAAAAATTAAATGAGCAACTAGAGCGCGCAAATAATTTATTGCGTGGTACAAAAACTGGTAGTGCTGCTATGCGTCGTGCTGGATTCGATCCTATGACTGGAGCCGAAGTAGGTGAATATAATCGTGCTCGTGGAGCAGCAGGCGGTGGCGGAGCTAGTGCTAGAGATTTTGCAGATCAAGCTCGTGGATTAGGTGGATTAGTTAGATTATACGCTACTTATGCAGCAAATATATTTGCTGTTGCAGCTGCTTTTAATGCACTTCGTGAAGCAATGCAAACAGAAGTAATGATTCGCAGCTTAGATCAATTAGGTGCAGCTAGTGGTATAGCCATGGGCGGCCTAGCAAAACAATTTGCTGAAGCTAGTGGAGGAGCGATTAGTTTACGCGAATCTATGGAAGCTACTGCTAAAGCTATAAGTAGTGGTCTAACGCGAGATCAATTCTTGCAACTAGGTGAAGTAGCTAAAGGAGCAGCACAGGCACTTGGCTTAAATATGAGTGATGCAGTTAGCAGACTTACACGCGGTATTACAAAATTAGAGCCAGAACTATTAGACGAATTAGGTATATTTACTAAAGTAGGCAAAGCTGCTGAAGATTATGCACGTAAAGTAGGTAAAACCGAAGCACAACTAACAGACTTTGAACGCCGTCAAGCATTTGCTAATGCTGTACTTAAAGAAGGTAGAGATAAGTTTGGAGAAATTGCTCAAGAAGGCAACCCTTACGATAAATTATTGTCTCAATTAAAAAATGTAGCACAAGATATATTAACAGTTGTAAATAATCTTATAGCGCCTATAGCCAAATTATTAGCCGATAATACTGGTTTAATTGCAGCCGCTATTGGTTTAGCAGTTATCAAAATTACTAAAACAGCACTGCCAGCACTAGGACAGTGGCGAGAAGGTCTTAAAGCAGCTGCTGAAGATGCGGCGGAAAAAGCCACATTAATTAATAGAAGCTTTCAAGAAGCATTTGCAGCTAAACAAGAAAAAGCTCTTGGTATTCCTGGATTACAAAAGAATCTTGATGAAGCTAAACAGCAGCTTAAAAAAGCACAACAGGAACTATTGGGTGCTACTGGCGGCATGGATAAACGTGTTGCTGGCAGTAAGTGGTTTGGTAAAGCAACTAGTGAAGATGTTGGCAATGAAAAAAGTATAGCTAAACTGCAAGAAACTAGTGCAAAATTTGCACAAAGTGAATCAGCTGACAAGCAAAAAATTGCGGTAGCTATGGATAAAGTAGCTGCTGCACAGAAATTAGTATTAGAACGCAGCCAAGCCTTGGCTAGTGTAGACGATACTTTACAAGAGGGACTACAAAAACGTGCACGAGTATTGTCAGAACTATGGCAGCGTGAAGAAATAAGAGACCAAGCTCGCAGCAAGGCCGCTAGACTTCGTATATTAAGTGAAGTTACTGGTGATGTAGAAGGCAAAGGTTTTGTTGGAGGCATTAAAGAACTATACGGCAAAGCACAAGCAGATAAAGATCTAGGCAGAATAGGCAAATTTGTAACTGTAGCTCAAGGTGGTATGATAGCTGCTGCTAGTGCTGTTGGCATACTTGGTGCAAGTTTAGGCAGAGCACTTTTAATAGCAGAAGTTATTACAGCTGCATTTTTAGTACTAGATACATTATTTAGTAAAAATAAAAAAGCTGTACAAGATTTTGATAGCGCAATACAATCCCTAGAAGAATCAACTAAAACTGCTACTATGGTAGCAGAAAAATACAAAAATGCACTAACTGTTGATAGTATTAATGCATTTGCTAATAGCGTAGAAAACATATCAGATAGTCTAGACAGAGTAAATAAAGCATTTGCTAAATCTGACCAGCTAAGCAGTTGGATAGATAAAACAAAAGATTTTTTAGCTGTTTTTTGGGGTGGTCAAAGATCTAAAAAATTAAGTGAAAATTTAGTAGATAGTGTAACTAGTGCGATTCAGGCAATGCCAATAGGCGAAATGCGTGACTCATTGCAGGAGCAGCTAGGAAAAGTATTAGATACTACAGATTTATCAGAGGAAGGACTAACAGAAAAGCTAAAAAGTTTAACTACTAGTTTACGCGATAAAGAGTTATTAGAGCTTAGTCGTGGCGTACAAACTATTATTCAAAATAGTAAAAAAGCATTAAAAGATGCGCAAGCAGTTACACAAGATGTACGTGAAACTGCTAAATCAACTGAAACAGCTTTTCAAAATTTAGCTAATGCTACCAGAGATAATAGTCCGCTAACAGTATTTTTAGGTAATACCATTAAACAAGCAGCAGCACTTAAAAAAGCTTTAGATGATACTGTTGGTGCTCGCGGAGCCATGGACGAATTAACTAAAAAAGGCGGATTAGAATTCTTAGATCCAGGAACAGCATTAACATTAGCTCCATTGGTTGAAGAGTATAAAAACTTAACAACGCAATCGGATAACTATAATAAAACTTTAGCAACTAGCGAAACAAGACTAAAACAGCTACAAAAAGAATTAGCAAGTGGACCATTATTTGCTGGTGACGAGCAACAAAAAAGATCCGAACTAGCACAACTACCACAAATTATAGAGGACGCAAAGTCTAAACTAGGCGGACTAAATAGTAGAATGGAAGAAATATCTGGTACTGCACGCAGATTAATTCAGGATAGCGTAAGCAAACAAATAGATGCTAGTTTAGCTAATTTTAAATTACGACTACAGCAGTTATCTGTTCAACAACAACAAGCTATAGTTGGTACATATAAAGAGCAAACGGTAGAAATAGCAAAACGTCAAACTGATTTAGCTATAAAAGCTAT